GCATCCGTAACTGAAGCTGGAGAATATATCCCTTATACAAATATTGATCTTGCATTTGGTAAAGCTATTGAAACTGGAGTGCAATCAATATTCCTCCAGAAAACTAGACAAGAAACTTTCTTTGATATGTTTCTTGCCTGGGATATGCCACTTAATGCGGCCCACCCAAAGGATCAACCAAAATCATTTGTTGATGCAGTAATTGCTATTGAAAAATTTAAAATAATAAAGGATCAAACATTTCCTGGATGGGAAATAGCTTACTTCAAAGGTAAGCCCGCTATTGAATTAGCTATGTTGATTGATATTGAAACTGGACATTACTATGTTGGTCATGCTGATATTATTCTTTATCATCCTAAAGAAAGGCGCTATCGTGTACTTGAAATTAAGACAAGTGGAAGCAAGGTTATTCATGAAGCCATGTATAAGAATAGTGACCAGGCAACTGGCTACAGTATCATGCTCGATTCAATCGCGGCAAACAGGGAAGAAGCAGGAACCTTTGAAGTATTCTATCTCGTATTTGCCTCTTCGCTCGATACGTGGAAACTATTTGAATTCACCAAAAGCCGCAGTATGCGGGCCGGTTGGATTAACACTATTCTACTTGACATCCAAAGAGTAAATATTTATAAAGAAGCTGGTTACTGGCCGAAGCGAGGTGGAAGTTGTTTTGAATACTTTAGGCCATGTGAGTTCTTTAATATTTGTGATCTTGGATTTGAGCATTTCAATAAAGAAGGTGACTTTGATATTGTTACTAAAGAGGATCTTGATAAACATAAGTTTGATTTTAAGTTTAAACTTTCCGAAATTATCCAAACTCAAAAGGAGTTAGTATGAAACCACCAAAAATTGATTTAGATGCTGCCGCAAGTGCTGATGCAAGTGCTGATGCAAGAGATCATCATGCCGATCAGGCAAAAATAGAAGAAATATCTCCCTTTGCTTATCCTCCATATCCAAAAACTAAAACAGCTTACTATGAGATTCTTCAACGAGCAATTAACAAAGCTAAGGTTCAAGGATATAATGAGGGAAGAGAAACTACTAAAGAACACTATCAAGAAGCTATTCTTAATAAGCTTATAAATGCTCTTTGTAAAGTATCAACTGCACTTGCAGAAAGAAAATATTAATGGTTGATCCAACCAAACCAGAACTCCCAAAGATAGTTCCCAAACCAACTATAATTTCTCCTCCAAAACTTCTCACTTCTGCTGAACTCTCAGCAGGACTCCTCACGCTTCCATCTCTTCTTGAAACTTCAGTTGATGAAGTTGAGCACGTTATTATCTATGGTCCAAGTGGAACTGGTAAGACAACACTCGCTGGGCTTCTTTCTGAATTCTTTAATGTTCTTTGGTTCGATGGTGATAAAGGAATGACAGCGCTCATTAATAACTTACCACCTGAATTACTAAAGAGAATCATTCCAATAAAGATTCCTGATAATACCATGAATCCAATTATGGTTGGTACGATGTTAAGAGTTATAACTGGGAGACAAACTTGGATTTGCTATGAGCATGGTGCAGCACTTTGTCCTTATTGCCAATCAACTGAAAAACAAAAAATGCATGTGGCTTTAAATGAACTTCCTAAGAATTGGGTCGCTGTAATGGATTCACAAACTCAATTTGTTGCAAGTGCAATGGCTCAAACTTATTATAAATTATTCCCCTCTAAACTTGGTAAGGATACTGATGAATTTTGGCGTCCAAAAGAAGGAGAAGGATTTGCTTATTGGGGAGGATTAAGAAATATTACTGAAAAATTTGGTAATTATACGAAGGATCTTCAATGTCAATTTGTTTCTATTTCTCATGATCTTGCAATTACCGAAGGAACTGGAGAGAATGAACGAGTAGTTGGGAAAGTTCCTATTGCAGGGAGTGAAAATGCTTCAGTTAACTTCGCTAGATATTTTGGCACTGAAGTTTGTGCTAAGATAGTTAATCATAAACATTGCTATATCACTTCTTCAACATATAGCAATGTTGAACAAACAAAGAGTCGTAGTAATGTTAAGCTTGAAGAACAAAAAGTTCCAAGTTTGCTTCACGTATTTCGTCCAAAAGAAGCACCTGAATTATTGAAAGGTTCCTATACTGAGTGGTATTTTAGTGATAGGAAATTACCCCAACCCAAACCTAAAGGAGTTTTGCCAGAATGAATGCCCAAGATACTTTAAAAGCAAGACAAGAAAGATATGGGGAGTTTGTTGAGAATGCAGCAATTGCTCAAAATTTGAAAGATGAACTTCGTACTTATAAAGGATGGGATGGATTATCTCCAGATATGAAAGAAGCGCTGGATATGATCCAGACCAAAATTTCTCGTATTCTCTCAGGTAATAATGAGTATCCTGACAACTGGCATGATATTCAAGGATTTGCAAAACTCGTAGAGAATCGACTTCTTACTGGTTCAAGTTATAAGGAATCAGCCAAGAGGAAGTAGTACTACTGTAATTTAATGTTAATTCAATAGAATGAAAGGAATACAATGTTAGATGCAGCAAAACTTGGTGCATTAGCAGGAGTAGTTGCACGTGATTTAGATGATATTCCTGATCTTCCAGAGTTTCTTGCTCCACATCCAGGAGTTTATAAACTCTTAATTTCTCTAGTAGAACAAAGAGAAATCAATAAGAAAACAGCTCTTGTTGTTGAATACGATGTTGTTGATATTATTCAACTTAACGAAGCTGAAGATCCCAATGATCCGAATGTTGTTCCTGGAAATAAGTTCTCTGAAGCTTTCTGGTTTAATGATCCAGAGAAAGTTGAGAATACCACCAGTATTCTTAAGAAGAAATATGGAGGGCTTTCAGATGCTTGTGGATCAAAGAATCTTCTAGACATCATGACGAAAATGGAAGGAATGACAGTTAAAGCTATCATTTCTAATCGTGCTGATGAAAAGAAAGTTGATATTCATGGGAAGCCGCGTGTTTATGCGACAACTCATGATATCGTTCCGATGGTTTAGTTTTTCATCCGACTAGGATTCTGAGGGAGCCTAATAAGTTCCCTCAGTTTTTTCATTATGGTTAATGATATATACATGAGATTAACTCATGAGCAATATAAAAATATGGAGAATCAATTAAAGAGATTTAATGAAATAGAAACTACACATAAAACTGTTGATGGGGGTTATCATAAAGCATTCAGATTACAAGTTACTGAAACGCTCATAATTGAATTTATGGGACCACTTGTGAAAGCTCCTTTATGAGTTTTGGTGATGATACACTTGATACTTCTAATATTCCTTTACCAATAAAGCATCCTCTAATTGGAGTTCTCGATCATGGGTTTGTACGCCTCGTTAATAGTATGGGTAGTGACATTGATATTGTGCGTTCTGCTAGAGTCAGCTACAACGCCGATTGGCGCAGTGAGCCAGAAACTTCTGACAGGGTTAGCTCCACATTTCAGAGCAAGGATGAGAAACTTATTAGTTACTTGCTACGTAACAAACATACTAGCCCTTTTGAGTCTGTGGTATTTACTTTTGAAATTAAATGTCCTATCTTTGTAGCAAGACAATGGCATCGTCATAGGACTTGGGCTTATAATGAAGTAAGTGCAAGATATACGGAGCTTCCTAATGAAGTTTATCTTCCTACTTATGATAAAATAACAACTCAAAATAAAGATAATAAACAGATGAGAACAGAAGAACAAAATCCTCATGCGCATATTATTCTTAAATCTATAACAAATAATTCAGTTGAATCCTTTAAACGCTATCTAGAACTTCTTGGATTAGGATGCCCTCGTGAACTTGCAAGAATGGTATTGCCACTTAATACTTATACGCGCTTTTTTGCTACTGTTAACTTGCATAATCTATTACATTTTCTTCGCTTGAGACTTCATTCTCATGCTCAATATGAGATAAGAGTTTATGCGGAAGCAATACTTTCTATAATAGAACAAATAGTTCCAGTCACCTACAAACATTTTCTAGTTGATTTAGATAATTTAGGAATTCTTGTATGAGTTTAAAAAGAAGATTACGTAATAAAGTTTATAGACCTAAAGCTTATATAAATCATAAATTAGCTTATACATCTTGGTGTGCTATGAGACAAAGATGTAATAATAAAAATAATTGTCAATATAAAGATTATGGAGGACGAGGAATTACTATTTGTAATGAATGGAATTCATTTAAAAATTTTTTAGAGGACATGAATGATCCTCCAATAATATTTGGCCAAAGACTTTCTTTAGAGCGTAAAGATAATAATGGTAATTATAATAAGGATAATTGTATATGGGCTACTCATACAGAACAAATGAATAATAAAAATGAATACCCAAAACATCGTATTCTAATTTAAGAAATATAATCATCCTATGCAATATGTATGTGGTTTCATGATGTCTTGGGATATGCAAGAATTTCTTCTTATAAGAAAAACTCATCCTGATTGGATGAAAGGAAAGTGGAATGGGATTGGAGGGAAGATTGAAGCATTTACTTATAATACTCGAACTGGAAAAATGTTAATAGGATCTCCTGGAGAAATTATTAGAATTAAATGTGAAGCTGAAATAGGAGATTATTCTGTTGAAGAAGAAACTCCTCAAGAAGCAATGATTCGAGAATTTCATGAAGAAACTGGAATTCAAACAACAATAAAGCGTTGGCATTGTTTTTATATCGAGGAGTTTAAGAAAGATCATAATGGAGATAATGGAACAAAACTTTATTATTTCGCTGCATTCGGAGATGAAACTAAGCGAGAACAATTAAGTAGTCCAACTGATGAAGAAGTTAAAACTCATAATCTCATAGATGTATTTTGGGATCAAAAAGATTATATTTATAATCTTCCTTATATTATTCATATGATAATTTATAATATGAGAAAAGGAAGTTTCTATCAACTCAATCCACAAGGAGTTAATAGTGTCCAATGAGAGATAAAATCCTTTCAGTTTGTTATGATCTCATGATTGGAGCAGGAATGATTCTTGGAGCTTCAGTTGCAATTTCTATTGCAATTACTATTCCATTTGTTGCATTTGGACTTCTTCATTCAGCATTTTGCAAACCTTAAAGGAATTAACATGGCATACAAAATTGTAATTACTAAAGTTGAATCTGTAGATTACACTGTTAAGGAATGGGTAAAATTATTTGATTATACTGAAGCAGAACAAAAAGAAATAAGACATTTTCAAAATGAGAGGAAAGATTTTCCAGAACAATATGGGTACAGAGAAACTCCTGGTACTAAAAAAGTAGAAACTGAAATTTTATCTCAAGTAATTGAATCAATTAATCTTATTAATGTTATAAAAGCGATTAATTCTATTCCTGAATAAAATGAAGATTGGTCATAAACTAACGGAAGATCAAGTATCTCAAGTTCTTCATATGCTTGAAGAAGGTAAGAGTCAAGAAGAGATTGCAGAAATTTTTAATATAACTCAAGGGATGGTTTCTCTTATTAAAAATAGAAAACGATGGTCACAGCCATTTATAGTTTGGCGTACTTGGCCTTTTGGTAAATGATATGGATTCCTCACCAATTCTCTTAATGGTGACTCCATTTGATGTTCCATATCTTTCAACCTTACGTCCCCTTCTTAAGGGACGAAAGACTTATTGTATTGAAGCAAATCCTGACACTGCTGCGGAGATAGAACTTTATGCAAGGAGTAAAGGTATTAAGTATATCATCACCACAAATAATATTGTACTTAATAAGATTATTGAGAGCCAACGACATCAATCCCTCGATAACTGGGCTGGATCTATATATGAACGGGCGGGAATCACATATCTCTTCCTTAATCCTCTTAGACAGTTATATAGTGTTTCATATGGACGATTCTTGGCTGACAGATTCATTAGTAAGATCGTACAACCTTCATTATGGCCACGGACACCTCAATTCTCATGGGAATTGGCCAGAATTGAAACTATCGAAAGATGGTTTCATCTCTACTCGCAAACTGTGGTTATTGCAGTTGATATTGAAACTGTTTCGTTTGAGAATCCATCAAACGGGGAACTTGAAACTGCTATTCGTTGCTTAGCATTTACTGGTTTATGGAATGATGGGAATATTCATACGATAGTTATTCCAATCCTTGATGCCCCCGAGAAAGAACAACTTTTTTGGATTACTTGGATGAGGAAATTCCTTCTCCTCAAGATACCAAAAATTTTTCAGAACGGATTATATGATAACGCCCACTGCATTGGTTATTCATCGCCAGGATATGGATATTTCTTTGATACACAGAGTCTTTTCCATTCGTGGTACTGTGAGTTGCCAAAAAACCTTGCCTTTATTTCCGGATTTACAATTCACAATGTTTTCTATTGGAAAGACCTCGCCAAAGAAACTGGAAGATACTATGAGTATAATGCTCGCGATGGCTGGGCGACACTTGTTTCCGCAATGGGACTTATTAAGGAAATGCCTAACTGGGCATGGACAAATTATTTACTTAAGTTCCCCATATGGGTTCCTTGCTTATATTCCAACCTTGAAGGAATCAAAGTAAATGAAGCAATCCGAGATAAACTCTCAAAAGAATGCATTACAGAGTTTGAAGCTTCACGTAATAGATTGGAACGATGGTTCGGAGAAGGATTTAATGGAAACTCTTCAACTCAAGTTACAAAGCTTATACAGTTCTATGGAAGTACAGATATTACCAATGCCGACGAAGATGCTCTTAATAAATTCGCCTTGCGTCATCCTCTCAATGCTCGATTTAGTAGAGAAATCCTCCATCTTAAAGCAATGGCTACAATTATTAGTAAATCGCTCAAACCTGAAAATTATAGTATCTCTAAGAAACCATCTAAACGGAAAAGTTATTTACTCCGATCTGGCAGATTCTACTATACTCTTAACCCCGATGGTACCGATACTACAAGACTTAGTTCTGGAGAAGGTTATAACTGGACGGGTGCAAATATTCAAAATCAAGATCCACGAGTAAAGGAAATGTATGAACCGGATTAAAATTGTAGCTACTCTACATGATGGAAAGACACGAGAAATTGGATCATGGCCGTTACCTTTACATACAAAAGAAGATCAAGATGATGTTATATATTATATTAGAAGTGAATTAGATGATCCTAAAGTATCTAGAATAGAAATAATCACTTATTCTGCATGAGCAACTTTTTCTTCTGTGAACTTGATAATGAACAAAGTGAATCAAGATGCACGGCTTATCTTAGCGGAGATGAAAATCTCATCTCAGCGGTGGAATCCAATAAAGATTTTCATGCGATTAACATTGAGAGATTTTTTGGTGTACCGTACTCAGATATTATTGGACCGAATGGAGAGATTCTCAATAAAGAGTTACGTGATCTTAGCAAACGTGTTAATCACGGTGCAAATTATAATATGGGTCCAGCCAAACTTCTTGAGACAATGGGAGAAGCAAATGTGGATAGAGCTAAAATTCTTCTTAATCTCCCTAAGCTTTGGACTCGTTTAATGGTATGTGAATATTTATTGGATCTTTATGATAAAGCATATCCAGAAGTTAAAACGATTTGGTACTCAGCAGTTAAAGAACATATTAGATCCACGCAAAGATTGGTATCACCTCTCGGATGGACGAGATACTGCTTTGGCAATCCAGATAAAAGCAAATCAGATCTTAATGCCTATGTTGCCCACCCGCCACAGAATCTTAGTGTTAGTATTATCAATGAAGGGTTTAAAGATATTTTCTGGAAAGTCCAGACTCTTAACTCAAAAGATTTGCGTCTTAAAGCTCAAATACACGACAGTATCTTTTTGGAAATACGTATTGGCAAAGAAAAACTTATCGAAGAAGCCAGACAAATTTGTATTCGTCCGACATCTGTTATGGACTGTAAGGGTACAACAAGGATAATGACAATTCCAGTTGCAGCAAAAATTAATATGAATAATTGGAAGGATATGAAAAAATGGACATTAAACTCTTAAAACCAATTCCTCCTAAAGAACTTAATAAAGTTCAAGTAGTTATCAGTGAAGAATTAAAAGAATTCATAATTGAATTAGAAAAACTCCCAATCGGAATTCCCAAATTATTTGATTCTTCTGCACGAAGGCTTATGGGTAATTACCGTTCTCATATATTCCATAATGAAGGAAAATTTCCATTTCTTGGAGGAAGAAGATTTCAAGGATTTGAAGTTCAAGAACTTGAGAAATTCTTAATTATTCGAGTAAAATAGCTTGTCAAAGCAATCTCATTTTATATCCGAATACCTTGAATATCAAAAAGGTACGGAAGCTCCACTTATCTATCATCGCTGGTGTGCAATCACCGGAATTGGTGCTCTCTTAGGGCGCCGTGCTTACCTAATTCATGGACATAATAAGATCTATCCTAATCAATATACAATGTTAGTTGGAGAAAGTGGAGCAAGAAAAGATTCTGCCTTACGTGGAATCAAACGATTACTTATTGCTGCTGATTATAAAACTATAGCAGCAGATAAAATTACTAAAGAGAAATTTCTTATTGACCTTGAAGAAGGTATGGACAAGGCCCATGATCCTGATGAACGATTTGATGTTACAAAAAATGAAAAAAAGAATCCTACAATGCGTGCATTATTTGGTGCTGAGAGAAGCAAAGAACCGGCAGAATGTCTTATTTATTCGGGGGAATTTAATTCATTCCTGGGCCACAGTAATGTTGAATTCATTGACTTACTCACGGCTCTCTGGGATTGGGAAGGAAATTTTGAGAATCGTATTAAGAATGGGCGTAGTGTTATTATACCTGATCCTACTATATCTCTTCTTGCTGGCAATACTCCTACTGGTATTAGTATGGCTTTCCCCGTCGAAGTAATTGGTCAAGGATTCTTTGCAAGACTTATGCAAATTTATTCTGATCCAACTGGAAGAAGAATAACTTTTCCTCCACCACCTCCACCAGAAGAAACAACAAGACTTGTATTGATGCTTCGAGAAATAAAATTGAAGATGATTGGTGAATTTGAAATTAAACCTTATGCTTTGGTAGCTCTTGATGATATTTATCAAACTTGGAAGGATTTGGAAGATGTGCGGTTTAAAAGTTATAGCTCCAGAAGGCTTACGCATCTCCTTAAAGACTGCCTCAGCATTGCTGCATCAAAACAAGAAAAATTTATTAATCTTTCAACTGTTATTGAAGCCAACTCCATCTTGCACTATACAGAGTATTTCATGCCTAAAGCACTCGGAGAATTTGGTAAGGCTAGAAATAGTGATGTTACCGAAAAAATCCTTAAGCTCCTTGATAAAGCAGAAGCACCACTCAATTCGGTAAAGGATATTTGGCCACAGGTTTCAAGAGATTTAGATAATGCGAAACAACTTGCGGATATTCTTATGGGATTACAACAATCAGGAAAGATTGATACGACAACTGGAGGGGGAGTTGTAATTAAGAAGATTATTCCAGAATGGAATTTTGTTCATTCAAATATTACTGTACTGCCGGAGTATTTAGAAAATCAGGCAAAGCTTGACCGCCCATGATAACTTGCATTTGTTTTGCAAATGGACTTTGGAGATGTTGAGTTATACGATTAACTTGAGATTGATTTGCACCAAGTATGATATTCGAAAAGAATTTATTAAAGTTTTCAATTCTTCCTCCACTTTTAGCATATGAAGTTACAAAATCTTGAACTTGTTCTTCACTCGGAGTTCCACCACCAACAACAGTGGTCTTTATTGCAGTACCTAATTCATTTATGTTCGAGGTATCCTTTGCCTTATAAGCATTTATCCGATACATTGCATCAAGAGCGACTGCTTCATCAAAAGGTTTACCTCCAGCGATTCTTGATAAAGTTGCAATATTCCAGAAATCTTGAGAAGCAGTTAAAAGAGATGCTTGAGACGTGGTTGTATAACCTTGAGCCACCTGAGCTAAACCTGCTAATGGACGTGATAGACCATTATGCTCAAGAGCTTGAGATAGTGCGGGCCACGCTGATCCACCTTGGCCCAAACGCTCTGAAAGCTGATAAAGATTCTTTGCGAATTTCACTGAAGCATTTACTACAGGAATATCTGCAAAAGTTGTTGGAAGAACACTAAGTTGACGTGGATTAATATCTCCACGAGAATAAAGATTAACTTTCATGGATGGATCAACGAGTCCAAGAGCATTTGATCCTAAACCGTAGAGCATCCAATCACCAAGACTCTTGCCAAATACACTATAACTTGCTTGATAGAGGTCTTTATGGTCAGTATTCCCAGAAGCATTTCCAACGATATGAGTGTTCAGAAAGTTGAATGCTGGCAAGCCTTGCATTCCATAAATAGATCCTTGGAGGCCAAGAAGTATAGCGATGGATTTTTTATCTCCTTCGCTGACGTACCTGAACATCTGTTGCATAAGATTAAACTGATAGGTCTGGAAGAGCGAGATGGCTTGACCTACTACTCCTTGGAATACGATGGGACGCTGAGAGTGAAGATAGTTACCTTGAGTCCTATTAGTGAATAATTGAATATATTCATTCGCCTCACTAACATCTTTAAGAACTCCACTCTCAATTGCTAAGTCAGTAATTTGCCGCATAACATCTGCTGCGACAAATCGAGTCATCTCTTCTGCCATTCTATTACCAGTCCACTTTTTCCCAAACTCTACTGCATCTTTTAATTTTGTATCAACTTGTCCAGGAGTTTCTTTCCAATTAAAAGTCAACTTATCAAGCATCTGACGTTCTTGTTGAAGAATATCAGTAACTACTCCAATATCTTGATATCTTTTAAGAAATTTTCCATCTCCCATCCCATCAACTCGATAATTCTCAAGAGCATTTCGTAAGAGTTTTTGAGTTGTAGGAATTGTTACTTGATCTCCACTCTCAGGAACTGATGTTGTCATTAATTTTGAAAGTTTTCCAGCAACTTGTTCATCCCCAGCCATTATTCCTTTTACAAGATTTGATACTTCAGCACTTGTAATTATAGGAGCCGAAACTGCATTATTTATTGCATTGAAGAAATCAAGTTGCAGAAGTGTTGAACTCATTATTCCATTAGCTTTTGATATTCCTCTTGCAAGCCAAGGACGATCAGCAATATTTCCATTTGCCACATTTGCTTGATAAGTTGTTTCAAATGGACGCCCCATTCCCATTCGATCTGAAATTGAATTAATTGTAGCAAGAGTTTCATCATTCAATTCTGGAGCATTTCTAAAAACTTCTCTCATCTTATTGATTGGTTTTTCTATTGCATCTTTAATTGTATCATTAAAACTTCTCCACCATTGATAACGAGACTCAGTTCCAGTTGAGATATCAAGAGCAGTTTTTACGACTTCATTATAAGGATCTTTAGTTCCAGTCTCAAGCCGCTGAGTAAGACTTCTGAATTGAGAAGTTGCAATATTAGTATAATCCTTCCCAAGAAGTTCAAGTTCCTGGAAAGCTTGAGAATAACGATGCTCAACCATTCGAGTTGTTAAGATTTCTTCTTGGCGCATATGCCAATCAAGAATATCTTGCATAACTCGATTTTTATCTACAGTTGGAAAGAATTCTCCCATTATACCTTTACGTTTGAGAGTAGAATCAACACTTGACTCATTAATCCCAAGAGAGAAATCATAATCACCAATTGCTTTATGCCAATCTTCCTTATCAACTTTTGTAATAACATTGAATTTATTTGAATCTACTTGAGCAATAAGTTTATTAAGTGTTGCTTCATCCTTAGCAACAATCATTCGTTTCTTATCAGCAAGAGCAATTTCTCTTGGTTCCACAAATACAAAATGTTTATATCGGGTTGTATCAATTGGAATTGGATACCAAACAGTTGCATCATTAGCATCTATTCCAACTCCAGAAGCTCCCTTAAGATTCTTAACATGAACTTGATTCTCTGCATTTATTTGTGCTCTAGTCTGGCCCAAATTCCAGACATTCTCACTTTTAATAGCAAGTTCTTCAGAAGGTTGTCCTCCTTTTAATACTAATCCATAATCCTTACGAGGAATAAGAGATTGCTTTCCTAATGGATATTGTACCCAAGCTTCTGGAGAAGAACGAAGAGTATTTTCAAGAAGTGCAAGTTCAATTGTTGCTTGCTCTCCTTCTTGAACTACTGAAGCCATTAATGGATTGAGAGTTTCAGCAAGAACTGTTTTTCTAAGAGATTTTAATTTTGATGTTGCAATCCCCACAACTTGTGCCCATCCACCAGCGGTACCATAATTTGCATTGGCAAATCCAAGTAATGAGGCTCCTGCGCCTTCACGAGTAGGAGTTCTTCCTGGATCAGTCCAATTTGGAGCCGGAGGGAAGTCGCCAGTTCTTTCTCTAGCGAAGTTTCCAAAGTTTTGTTCATGACGAAGTTCTATAAGAGATTTCTGGAGTTCATAGTTTATTACTCCATCAAGTTGATTTGTACTATAAGTTTTTGCTGCATCAATTTCTGGGGAATAATCAATTCGTCCATAACGAGGAAGTTGATAATCTACTCCTGGTCGAATTTTAGAAATATCATCCGCTTCACCCTGTAACCATTTATCAGAAATGTTAAGCCGATATCCAATTTCATCAATGGGAACTCCGTTAAGCTTTTGTGCAAGTTGATATTTCTTGGATTGAATGAATTGGGACAATCTCTCACCAGTTGGAGCAAGAGAAGATTTTCCATCAACCGTCTTAATAAAAAAGCCCTTCGATTTATCACCATCATAATAAGCTCTTTCAAGAAGTGGAAGATCATTTTCTCCTATAACTTTATCTTTCCAATAAATATTCTTTTGTTCTTGAGCCCAAATTGTGCGAGCTTGGGCATCAAGATGACTCCCAGTTGTTGGATCATATTTTGTTGATTCTCCAATCTTTATTGGATCAATTGCTCCAGCTAGTACAGTATTTCCTTGAACTCTAATTGGATTATCCTTAGTAGCAAAATCAGCAAGTCCTGCAGTAGCTTTATCAACGATTGTCCCACCTTGTTCAAAATCAACTATTCTATTATTTCGAAGTCTACGAAATTCAGAACGCTTGAGAATCTCACTCTCAGGATTCACTGAGAAAGTTCCATTTGCATTTCGAAAGAGATCATATTTCTGAGCAAATGCAGTTTCTTTATCTCCAATTTCTTTTCCGTAGGAAGCTATTCTTAATTTATTTATATCTCCAACTGCTCTATATCCTTGAGTTTCTTTAGTTGCTGAAGGAACAAAAAGATCAGAATACTTTCCTGCAGTTACTAAAGTATCAAAAGCTTCTTTAGCCATTTTATGTTGAGGAAATATTATATCTCCGTATTCAAGAGCTTCAGCTTGAGTTATTCTATTGAGTTCTCTTGTGTGTATAAGTGCTCCAGCAATATCTTGAAATGGTTGACTCTTTATGAATGTAGGAAGTTGACTACCTTTATCAAGAACATCAAATAATTGTTGACCAATTCTCCCATCTCCATGAGCCATATCAGTTAGTTCTTGACGAATCTGAATATCAATTCGATCAAGAGTTTTCTCACGAGCTTCGGAAATTAGTTTTAGACGAGCAGCAGGATCAAGATCCCCAGAATATCCTTGAGATAATTCTGGTTCACGCATATTGAGTTTTTGTTCAAAGAGATTTATTATCTTGATATCAGGAGTAGCAGTTTCAGGAGGAACTTCAATATGCTTATAAGGAAAGAGTTCAACATCAATTGCTTTACCAGCTTTAATTATTCCATATCCAACTTTAGTTCCATGAAGAACACCACCAATTCCTCCACCAACTAAAGTACCGACCACAATATTACTAAAAATATCCGCAAGACTATCTTCATTAAGAATTGGGGATTTATACATTGTTGCAGTAACAGCAGTCTCAAATGCCAACATATCAAGAGAGCTTGATCCAAGTCCCTGAGCAAGAGCTTTTACTGTATTAGCATTGAGAATTGAGAATGGGGAATTTCCCGATGCGAATTCAATCCTTGCGGCCTTGGCATAATCACGAGTAAGGGAACTCATAAGTCCTGAAGAAGCTGCCATATTTTTTCCAATAAATCCAGCTTTAGCAGCTTGAAGAGCTTTAATACCAGCCATTCCTGGAATAAAAGATCCAAGAAGAAATCCCGCAGTTTCTACTCCAGCTTCATGCGCTTTATAGTATTCACCAAGATCATCATCAAGAGATTTCAATGTATCATAAGTGGAAACTGGTTCAAAATCAGCTCCGACAAAATTAGCAACGGCAATACCTGTATTAATAAAACTATTAACACCAGCAACAACGGCACCGACACTACCCTTAGTAATAGCTTCACCAATATCTCCTAAGAATTCTCCAGTAGCTTCAGCTCTTTGAGAGAACCAGGATTCATCTCCATTAGCAACATTATGATTATCAACTGCCTGAAGAAGATCATTTGCCATTACATTGCTGCTCTTTTAGGTTTATTTCTATCCGCAGAAGGAGTTTCTGAAGGTTTATGGAGAATACCTTCTTCAACAACTGGAAGTCTTCGCTGATCTACTTCTGGCATTTCTTGCATTGCATTTTGTCTACGTTCACGAGCAAGAGATTGTTTTCTAGCAATTTCAGCAAGTTGTTCAGGAGTCTTATTTTCCATATCTTCAAGGCCAACTGGCATCACCCAATTTCCAGTTTCTTGGTCTCGAAGAGCTTTACTTTGAATTTGAGTAGCAATTAGATATTTCGTTGCTTCTCCTGATTTAGTAAGATCGTAAGTTTCTCCATAAGTATAACCAAAAATTCTTCTTCTTATAGGAACAACATAAGAAGTTGGAGGAGCCATATTCATTAAACTCATATTAAGAGATTTATTTCTTAATGCCATATTTGCTTGATAATATTGAGCAATCGCAACTCCAGCTTCAGTAGGATTCTTAAAATTCTTTGCAATTGTTTCTATAACTGTATCAGTTGTTATTGATCCTTCAACATTTGCAAGTGGCTCAAGAATTTTTGCCATTTCGCTTCCTTGAGGAACTGCATTGGAAGCAATCATCTTAGCCGGAGACATTTCTACAAATACCTTACTTTGAGAAGGACGACGCATTTCCTTCTCAACATCTTCTTTTAGTTGTTTTGCAATTCTTTGTTCTTGAACTTTTGGCTCCAAAGCTGGATTTCTTAATATTTTGGCCTCAGCATTCTGTACAAAATCAAGAAGTCTACCAGTTTCTGCAGAAAGTTGTGGACCAACATGTTTAAAATTCTTTAAGAATTCATATGGATTAGTTCCAGCGCTTCCAGCCCCAATTGCAGTTATATTCTCTCGCTCTCCCGCAGGCATACGAGTAAAACTTTGTCGATTAGTAGTATTCGGAGGATTCCCAACATTTCTATCATATTGCTTAAGAATAACATCAAGTCCAGCTTTATCAGCAAGTTCATAAAGAAGTTTTGCTGCACTTTCAAGTCTTGCTCCATGAGAATCAGCAAGACGAACTCCATTTATCAATGTTTCATATTTCAATCGTTCATTTGCTTGCTCAAGTTGAGTTGTTTCACGAGTTGCATGAGCAAGTGCAATATCCGCTGTAAGTTTCTTAGAAGCAAAATCAACACTTATAGTCGCCAAATTCTCATCTCGTTTTGCTTTTTCTTTCGCAGCTTCAGTAAGTGCAATATTAGCATTAGCAGCAGCCATAGATGCAGTAATCGTGGGAATGCCACGGTTATTAAGATCTCCCGCATTTTTCGCACTCGCAATTCCATCATCAATAGCTTGTTGGAGATTATTAACTTTTGTTACAGAGATATTATAATCCTCTGTTGCGCCTGGAAGCTCAAATGAATTTAAAAGATAATCAATAGGATTATCAAAGAGGGAAACACTCTTTAATTTATTAACTCGATCAAGTTTTGCTTCCATTCCAGCACGAAGTTCTTTTTGTCTTGCAGCCGCAGCAGCAATTTCTGAATCTGGAGAAATATCCATTCCAAATAAGCGTTGATAATATTTATATCCAGCAGCTTCTTCTTGGCTTCGTACTCCCTCAGCAGTAGCCTTAGCTGCTTTAGCTTCTCCTTCTTTACCAATAGCAGCTTTTTCTTCTTGTGTTGCTGAGGTAAGAAGTTTTTGCATTTCATTAACAGTTTGTGCGTGTTCACCACCAGTTACTTCAGCTCGATTCAGAGTTTCTGTGGCCCGAGTTGTATCAACTGGAGTTGAAGTAGGAACTACTAATGGCTTGGAAAATTGGCCAATAGCTCCTTGAAGAAGATCATCAGCTTGACGAGTTGCTTCTTCAATATCAATTGGCATTGAGTTTCTCCAATTCAATTTTTGGATTGATTGGATTAAGTGGAAATCGAGAAATAATCCAACAAAGACTATAAGTTACAAGAATTACTATCAATCCTTTGCAAGATTTCTTAGCACCACGTAATCCTTCCTTTGCAGCAAGATATTCTGCTCTTGCGTTAAAGCTGCTTTGAAGAAATCTTGAGAATAAAGAATTAGGATATTTCCTAAGCCAGCGGACACACGGAATTGCCCATAGATAGTAGGCTTGTTTTCCGTACTCTGGATATTTTGCAAAGGCTCTTGCTCCATAAATATAATACCTTATTGGCATTTTTCCTTGTTTTGTGAGTTCAGTACAAATGATCCAAGCTGCGGCTCCAGTTTCAGCAATAGTCTCTAATCCCAAACCTCCTTCAGCAGCAGTTCCAGCTTCTGCTGCTGTTCCTGCTGTAAATGAAGCATCAACAGCATCAGCACTTGCAGCAGCATCAGCAGCACTTATTCCAGCAGCTGTTCCTAATGAAGAAGTTTCTAAACCAAATTCAGTACTTGATGCTTCAGGAGAAATTAATGCAGCAGTAGGTTCTTCTCCAAAAAGAGTAGAATCTGCTGGGATAATATCAGTTACTGATCCTGAATTAGCAGCACTAGCAGCTTCAGGAGAAATTGGTTGAGTTGTTACTGAAGGAGTTCCCATTTCTTCATAATGAACTCCTTTAGTAGCATCCGGAGCAAAAAGATTATCAGTATTCGTTTCTTTAGTTTTATTAAGTCCTAGTAATTTCTTTCCTTGACCAATTGCAGAAAGTGCTATAAGTCCTTTTCCAGCTGGAGAAATACCAGTTTGCTGAGTTACTTTTTTTGAAGCTTGAAGTTTCTCACTAGCAATTTGAGTAGCAAGTTTATTAGCATTATTTTTTGCTTCGAGAATTGCAGCAGCACTTTCCGCAGTAGCTTTAGCGGCCACGTTTCCTTGAATGAGAGCGAGAGAGCTATCTGAAGTTGCTCTAGCTCCAGACCCAATAGTTGCAGCAATCTCAGGCCCCAAAGCAGCTTTAGCTTTGAGAAGAATACCTTGGATAAGAGTTGAGAGAGCTTCTGGACTTGAGGAATCCTGAATACTCTTTATAAGTTCATCAGCTTGCTGAGAAGCTGCTTCTCCAGGTGTTGTTTCCGAAGTAGTTTTACCAGTACCTAAAGTACCAAGTAAGGAAAGAATTCCTTGAATTGGATCTTGTGCCGCAGGTAATGGAGTTGCAGCAGCCATTTCAATTCTCCAAGTTATTTACAGAATTTTCCAACATTGATATTGTGAGTAACAATTTCTTTTTCAGTCTCAAGAGTTAATACGTCATATTTTGATGTACCAATTTCTTGAACCCAAGCACATTCAGTCCCGCTGAGACTTGTGCAACTCTGTATCAAGCTCAGGCTTAGACATGTTATCAACATTTTTACGAGTTGCATCTGCTTCCTTTGCTTGTTTAAATGATTGAGCAAGTTGAGCTTGTTCAGCTTCTTTCTTACCAGAACGTTTTATTCCAAAGAAAGCTGCAACAAGTCCTAAAAATATTACTAATCCTCCAATTAATTTTAGCCACAAACCTTCAAACATTCTTTTCTCCTACAGGAGTTGTAGTTTTGAATCGAAGATAAGCAGCAAGAACTCCAAGCGTAATTCTTATTCCAGCATAAACTGGAACTGTTATATGCAATTGTTCTGGTGCATAAGCAAGAAATCCCAAAGAAATTGCATCTACCATTCCTGAAATTGCAACAAGATCAAGAGTCCTTGAATTTTTAATAATTCCAGTATAACTCATTCGCAATCCTTTATCTCAAGAGTAAATTTATCAACTGTAGTTGTAATACGTAAGAATTCTTCAAATCCTTCTTTAGAAGCTGCAATAGAAGGTTCATCCTGAAGAATACTAAATTGTTCTCCAATAAGAATACAACCATGAGTATTATCTTCAATATTTCCTTTATGAATTTCTATTGCATTTCTTCCTGGTACACTCATTACTTGGAAAGTATTTCCAAATTTTGGAGATTGTATTCTTTTGCAAGTATAAGTTCCTATAGGAATACAAGAAACTCCACGTTCATTATTTCTCCATGGACGTTCCAAAGTTAATGCAAATGGAATTTGTCCTTCGTGGAATAAAACTCCAAAAGTTGGAATTTCAGAATCTTTAGTAAGACGTTTAAGAATGAAATTCATTTTATCCTATAAGTTTAATAAGAGTTGGCCAACTTATAATTCCTAAACTTACAAGTATTAATCCAATGAGTCCAACAACAATAAGTTTGGTAAGAAATTTATATAAATCTTTTTTTATTTCTTCCCAAAATTTATTTTTAAGTATTAAATCGGCTTCTCTTGTATCAAGAAATTCTTTTATTTTTGGAATTGTTTCCAAATGATCTACTCGATGTTGATCCCCAGTTATACCAAAATACATTTCCATTTCATTACGAAAACTTTCTCTAACGATATTATAAATTAATTTTTCTTTTTCATCTAATTTCTCAAATAATATTCCATTAGACATAGTTTTCCTTTTTGTTAACGATAACTTATTGTGATATCCCCAGGAGTTACCCCAGCAGTTACAATTGTTAATCCTACTGTGAAAGTAATATCAAAACAATAAGCTCCAAGAATTGTAAGAGCTGTAGTTGTTGCAATAGTTGTTCCACTTGCAACAATGTTATCAAAGATTGTTATTACCCAAGTTGTACCAAGATTATTTATCGTTACACAATGGAGTTGTCCTGCACCACTCTTTACAACTGTAGTAGTACTTGTTTTTATATTAGAAAAAGAATACCCACTCCCTGACATTTGTAAGACGCCATTAATACTTGAAAGATTCTTATAAACTCCAGCAGATTCTTCTCCTCTAAGAACTGCTCCCTGAGCAATTACTTGAGAAGAAAAAAGAAATGCAAGAAGAAAACTAAAGATTTTTAAGAGTTTCATCAGTAACTCCTGAAGAAGATCCATTTCCTTTTTCAGGATTTTTATTCTTTTCAATAACTTTTCTTACAACTGGTTGGAGACTTTTAACTTCTCCTTCTCGAACTCCAACTCCAAATTCGGGCTCAGTTACTGCTTTTTCAGTAAGATATTTAAGTTGCATTGGAGTAGGATGCTCAACTTTAGCATCTCCAGAATCTTTTGCAATTTTAGTTTGATAAAACTTTCCTTGTTGATCAATAAATACTGGCATTTCAATTCTCCTATCTAATTAATGTTGAATATACTGTCCAAGACTAATATCAATATAAGCAATTCCTGGAGCTACACCAATACCAAGAAATTGTTCAATTCTTCCTGCTGCAACATCTGGAACTGTTGAAGCAACTCCATTAACATTTGAAAGATAAATTGCTTGTCCAGGATTCAAACCACCAATTGCTAAAATTCCTTGAGAAAGAATAACTTCAGTAAAATTTCCAGCAGTTGCTCCATTAGGAATATTACAATATCCATGGGCTGGTTTTCCTACTGAATTTGAATTCTGAGCTTTACAAATTCCAGCATCAAGAACAAGATTTACAAAAGCACCAAAAGCTAAAATTTCTTTTGCAATAACATAGAATCTTCCGAGATTCTGTCTTAATAGTGTATCAGATGGTTTTGATTGTGGCCATTGAGTAATGTCTCGGGTAGTTATTCCATTAAATTGTTCAATACCCTGTTGGAGATTTTTAAAAGCTGCAATAACAAATTCATAAAGTTCTCGTACTTCTGCATTCTTAATTCCATCGGGAGCACGATCTGGAAGCCCGAGAATAATTTGAGAATTAAGTGTTGCCATTAAGCTCTACCTCCAGGATTCATAGTCAATTCAAGACTTGAAAGATAAAATGTTCCTTTGGCAACAAGACTATGATTTTTTCCCCAAACATCACATTGATATTTACGAAATTTACCTGAATTTTTTACAAGAGTTGGAGTAACCGCTGGAAGAAAATTTGATCCATCAATACTTGGTAAAATCTTTAAAGTAAAATTAGCAGTTTCCTGAATACAATCAATTTCAATTTCATTAATATTAAGAAGTCGATCTCGTACATATTGATATCTCCCAAGAACACAAACTGCATTTTCTTGAGTTTGAGTTTGATCAAAAATAACAGTTTTAATCGTTCCATCAGCTTGAAGAAAAGCTAATGTTTCTTTAACATGCTCTGCTGGAAGAACTTGAGTAGCTAAATCACTCCAAACTGTATCTCCAAGATTATCCCAAGAAAGATTCTGGAGTTGATCCCAAGAAAGATCTCCATATACAGTTATAGCACTTAATTCAAAAGCAGCAACATGATTTATCTTTATCTTTCCCCATCTCTTGAAGAAAAGATCATAAACAAGAGCATGAGTAAATTGAGTTATTCCATAAGAAATTACAAAAAAACGTTTCTCAATGATATTTAATCGAACAAGAAGATTAGAAGTAAGATTTGTTAATTGAAATACATCATTAATATCATCATAATCTTCAAATATTCTTTCCGAAAGAAAATCAGTAACATCAGTATAAATTGGCATTGAAGCTGATTTATCCACTCGTTGGAGGCCCCCACGAGTCCAAATGAGGTGATAGTTGCCATTATACTGCCAACTAATTTGTTGAGGTGGAGTTAATCCTGCGCTACCAGCAATTTCAGTATATTGAAATGGCTGACGAATATTTTGTGTAAAAACTGCTCCAATTGCATTAGCACTTGTATAAATGATAAATCCACTTGGGAGTGGAAGGCAAATAAGAATTTTTCCTTTTATATCATTTGGAATATTAAATCCAGCACCACTTGTAATATCTGGAGTAAAATCAAGAGAATTTAATCCAGAAGAACGATAAACATTAAAATCATCCCAAGCAATTAAAAATCCATTTGAAGCTGAAATTCCATTAAGATTTGCAGCAACAACACCAGTTATAATAACTGGATCAAAAATCTTTGTTGCTGAATTATATTCAAATAATCCTGTTCGCTTATAGCAAATATAAGTATGTCCATTAATATAAGCAACAGTTACTATATTAAAAGCTGGAATAGTAGGAGCTGAAATTGAAGTAAGTGGAATTGGAGACCAAATTCCTATATTTCCATCAAATACATAATTCTTTCCATTTGAGGGGGAGTAGAGAAATTTATTCTCATTAATATCACGAAGAGTATAAATTTCTTCAAAATCATGGATCCCAGGAAGTCCAGCAATTACTGGAAGAAATCCAACACTTTGAAGTCCTTCAGAACTTGGCATAACATTATGCATATAATAAGCTTGTGGAATACCAATTTCTCTATCATCATCTGAAGGATTTTGGATAACATTTGCACGATAAGCAAATGCTTGATCTTGTTTCGGAACAATTATAGTTCGTCCGTGATGAACAGAAAGAAAAGGAAAATGCTGAGAAAGAGTATTAGCTCGATAAGAAATCGTTGACATTTTTTATTTCTTTAGATTTCAGCATCAGCAGTCCAATGTACAGCAGCTAAATTACCAGCAGCACTTCCTGCATTTCCGGTAAAATCTATCCTAAATCCACTATCACGAACCGCTTGCACAACAGTCGCTGAACAGTCAGTATTATTTATAATATCTCTTGCTTGAGCATTTAAAGCAAGAGGATTATAAAAAATAATATTTGGAGCAATTCGCATTGTAGGATTTAAAGCAACTCTTGAAGAATGTCCTGCAACAGCTCCTGCAAGGATGATAGGAAAAGTTTGTTCTCCAGTATTAACTCCAATATTTTGAATTGGAGTAATTCCTTGAGCAAAAGTTTTTTGATAATATCTTTGGCATAATTGCAATTCTTCTTGAATTGTTCTTCTTTCAAACTCACTTGCAACATTTCCTGCTTCTAATTGTACACCTGTTATACGAAAATCAAGTGCTGCACCTTGAACTCCATTAATTTGATTTGCTGTAGCAGCAACTGGTAAATTCCAATTCTGTTTAATTCCTTGATTAGCTGTTCCACAAGCTAAAACAATTCTAAAAATTAACCCAAGTCCCGTGGTGTAATTCCAAGTTCCTGTTGAAGGAGAAGGAGAAATAAGAGTTATTGTTTTCTTTTCCCAAATATTTGATGCATTAATTGTAAATTCATCCGTGTAAGCTCGATCACTAACAGAATTCTGAAATGCTACACAATAAATTCCTGGGAGTGTTGCTTTTACCCAAAAAGAAAGAGTAAAAATTCGTTGAGCTAAAGCCCTCCAATTATATCCTTCAATGAGTTGAGAGATTAAAGTGTAATCATTTACTCCAATTATGGCTTGAGGAGTTGTAAGATTTAATCTTATTGAATTAAGAAATAGTTGTCCCGCTTGAGCTACTGTTGGTACATCAGTATCCTGAGATACTGTATGTATCATTGTTCCAGCTTTTTGATAAATCCAGCGATCAAGAGAATAAGTACCACTTACAATTGCAGGAAAATTTGTTCCTCTTTGTGCAATTTCCATTCCACCATTTATTATAGCATTTTTTCTATATTGATTTATTCCTGGTGCTGATTGATCTCTTCGAATCCATCTTCCAATTGCTGAAGCAGGAGAAATCACATTTATATTATCATCAGGAAGAACTGAACTTGGATCATAGTAAAATATCCCTCCAAGTCCATCACCTTTAGTAATTCCTCCATCAACTGCAATTGAAACATTTGCATCCGATCTTGGATTGGTATATGTACGAAGAACTGCAAATGTTTCAGTTGCAAACATTTCTCGACTTGGACTAGTTGCTCCAAAACTACCCCATACACTATTTGGCATGATTGATTACCATTCTACAATTATACATCCAGCTAAAGCAATAGCAACTCCGTCAGTAAATCCCCAATAATTTATTGTAGGATATCCTTCATTATTCCCTAAAGCCACACCTCCAGCAGTTGTTAATTGACGAGAACCTGCACCAAAAGTTGTTTCCGGAGAAGTATTAGCTGCTCCTATAAAATAAGGAATTGATTCTCCAGGAATAACAAGTAATGGCAATAATATTTTTATTAAGGGAGGAGCCGCAATATTTGCAGAACGAACTAAAGTTACCCAAAGAATAAATACCCCATCAGGAACTACAAAATTTCCTGAAACAATTGGATCAGTAGCATTTACAGGAGGATTATTGGCTGCAATTAAAGCCTTTCCATGAACAACATTATTCGGAACATTCAGATAAGGATTTCCTGGAGCCGTATATTGACTTGGAGAAGGAATTGCATACATTTTAAGAAACCTTAGGAACAATAAACGCTGGAATAACTTCTGTCATTCCTCTAGTAAGACGATATTCATGTACAATAGTTGGGGAAAGAAGAGTACCATCAGATAAATAAATTCCAGTGCAAACATTATCAAGAATATCTTTTCCTACCTGTACTTGATCTTCAATCTTTTGATATCCTTTTTGTCCTGTTGTTCTTACATTTTTAGCATCAGAAGTTGCTTTAGGATCAGGATTATTTTCTGGAATAAGGAATTCAATTTCGAAATATCTTGGATTTGTGCTCATTTTAATAATCTCCCGCATCAGGACAACTTACAGAATGGCCAGCAGCAACGGCTGTACCAATTGTATAAAGTAACTTATAACCCGCTTTAAGAATAATATTAAGAGGAATATCTAGAAAAATACTAGCTGCAACTTGAGAAAGAGTATTTGCTGGAACAGTAACTTCTGCAATAAGATCATTATTTGCAGGAGTTGCATTTGTAAGACTATTATTCTCAAAGACACGAAGAACAGTTGCAACATTTGTTCCTCTATGTACAATTCTTACTCTTGGAACTCTTGTTCCGTTAACTCCTGCTGTAATAATTGTTCCTACAGTTCCCGTACCATCAAGAGCTGTATTTGCAGAAACAAGAGGAGTTGGATTCCAACTGTCCGCTGGAGTTAATGGACTAATTGGATTAGTATTAGCAGGCATCAGAATTCCTTAAAAGGTAGGAAAAAATTGTTTAACAAATGTTACTGGAACGGTTGCCGCCACTGTGTTAGGAGAAGTAAATCCAGCCGGTGGCGAAAATGCAAATGGTTGTGCTCCAAAATTTACTGTATTTTGCTCTCCATTAACTTGCATACTTGCCATTGGAAGCCAAGCTTTTCCCGCTGTAATAGCAATAATTCCTTGAGATACATTATTCTTAAATATTTGTAATTGAGGAACAGTAAGATCGAGAGCAAAACCAATTACATCTCCTTGAGCTGGAGCAACACCAAATGCAACTCCAGCTCCATTGTTAAATCTATTTCCTAAATCGCCTCCATAACCAAAACCAAAAGTATCTCCACCAACGTAAGTTTCAAGTCCTGCATTTATGGTACCAATACCAAATATTGGTTTTGGAACTGCAGCAGAATTAATTGTTATTTCCCAGTATATTTTTCCTGAAGCAAGTGATACATTTGCTCGCACAGCATGATAAAGAAGATCAACATTATTCTTTACTGCTATAAGATTTCCTCCTGATAAAGCAATACTTGCACTCTTATCAAGAGGATTCCAATTTATAATTGTACCAAGAATTGTTTGAATTAATCCTTTAAGAGCACGAAACTCCTCAGCTCCTTGGCGGGCAAATTGTGAGTTAAGAGGATGTGTTGGATCAGTTGGATCAACTACATAATTTGCCATTTACATAGCCTGTAAAGTAATATTATTTGTCTGAAGAGTAAGAAGTTCTTCTAATTCTTCTTCCATAGCCATTTTTGCTTCATCATCTTTTCCAATATCTTTAAATATTCTTCTTTTTGCAGTAGCAGCAATAAGTCCTGGATATTCACTAACTAACCAATCATTGATATTTGCAATTGGTTCAATTATTGGAAATGAATAATAACCAAGAAATACTTGACTAATTGGAGTTGAACTTCTTATTTTTATATCACTTCCTGAGCGATAAAATATATTCAATTTATCAAATCCGTATCCATCAAAAGCCTTTTCTGGAGCTGTTTCAGTTAAATCTCCACCTTCAGTAGTTGGTGCAATTGGATTTCCATTAACATCAACTGTTTGAAATTTTCGCATATAGGATAATGAGCGGAAACGATCAAGAAGAGTTGTATCAATTACTTGTTCAGTATCTGTTGTGAGAAATGCATAAATAGTATCAATATGATCTTTTTTATAAAAATCTTTAAAATGATGTTTCATTATAGCACGTTGGATACGCCGCTTTATTTCTTCCAACTTATCTCCTCGACCAGTATCATCAATAATTAATTGTATGATATAGTCAATAGCAAAATTATTAGTTAAAGGAGCAAAAGTAAATGCCACGGAGTATCCAATATTCTATAAATTATTTTGAAACACTAGATGCAGCCCCGGGAATAACTGCTTGCGCCGCAGGGATTGGTTTAACAAGATTTGCTCCAGGTCCAACAACTTTTGGAGCATTTTTAAATACTGCAGCTTGCAATTCTTTATCTACAGTACTTTCATTTGGATTAGTTGGCATTCCTGCATTAGTATCTGGAGCACCAACTTCTTGAGCAGTTCTCCCAGGAACTCCACGAAGAGCAGCTTCAGCAGCAGCTAATTCTGCTTCACTAAGAGCATTTTGTGGAACTTCTGGAAGCTTTTCTGGAGCTTTAGTAGGAAGAAAGATATTAGGATTCTTACCAAGAATCATATCAATTTCTTCTTGATGTTCTTTTATTCCAATATCAGCAAATCCATGAAGAAAATAAGTTTCAGTTCCATCTTCATGACAAAACCTTGAACCAGAAACGCGTGCATAATATCGTTTTACTGGACATTTCGTTTGGGTAAATTTCTTAGGGGTTTCAACCATTTTGGATCTCCAAAGTTAGGACAAACGAAAAAGGAGGGACTCTTAGTTTTTAGCTAAGAGTCCCTCCTTGTTTAAATACTAACCAACAGCAGCAGCGGTAAAGTTATAGAGAATTGCAAAAGCTTGGGGATTCTTTACCAAAGTAGTAAGTTCTGTGGTAAGAGTTCCTCCAATTGCATCAACTCCATCTTCACCAACAATATCAAATGCTTTGGTTTTTCTGTTACCAAGATAAGCAAGATTGTAAGAAGCAAGATCAACAATAATTGCCATCTTAGCATAAGAAGCAGCAGAACCAAAAGCATTCAGAAGTGGATGCTCTACAATTCTAAGAACACCACGAGTAAGTTTTGCAGTAGAAAACTGCAATCCATAACTCGTTTGACCATCTTCAACAAAATAAGAACTATTGAGACGGAAGATATTGTTTAGAATCTTGCGAGCAATACCACCAACAAACATAATTCTTTCATTCCCAACCATTTGATCCGTGCGAACATTAAATACTGGATCAATTGCTGTTTCAAGTTGAGAGAAAGTAGTTGTTGCACCAAGAGTTACAACATTTGCACCAGCTTGTGCTCCAACAATAGAAAGAATACCATCCATTGTATGGAAAAGTTGGTTATTCCGCATTCCAAGGAATTTCTGTCCCCAGATGATACCTTTTTCAATATCTGCGGCATGCAAAGCAGCACAATCCATCTTGCTTTCACCAACATTACCTTCACCAACAATCATCTTGGTTTCTGCAGCAGTACCAGAAACAGCCCAAGTATTTCTAAAGATTTGAGTGAAGTTATTTTGCAAGACAGCTTGAATACTTACTGCTAGAGGACGAGAAGATGCTTCCTCATTTGCATTTCCAACTTGGATACACAAAGTTGCATTGTTAATTGCAGCAGGAGCAACATTACCAACACCACGTTGAACTGCAAGTTGTGTAGTACCAATAACTCCAAGTACCAACATAACTTCTGTGGCCGCTCCATCTGGCCGCAACAACATACCAGGGATAATATTCGCAGTAGAAGTAACATTGAGAATAGTATCCCCAATAAGAGCAGCAGCGGATAAGGTTACAGAAGGAAAGATCATGCTCTTACTGAAATAACCATGCTGGAATTGCACAGCAGTTTCAGTTTTTAGCATACTCGTCATAGCGAAAATAGGCGCGTCGCCCATTGGCATGAAACGCGCAATCATTCCACTAAAACTTTTTGCTGCTTGATCTTTTGTGAAGAGATTAGAAGCAACAGTGCCGATAGCCATTGTTTATCTCCTTAGTTAGGTGTACCGCTACGGAGACCGCGAACGGTAACTGTAGGAGTAAAAGTGACTGCGACATTAGATGCTGTTGCTGTAGAATTAACACTGAGAGTAACAGTTCCAAGGTCTCTGTTAATTGCTACAACAACTGCCGCGGCACCAATACCAGCGCCAAATACACTCATACCAGTTGTAAGATTGTTGATAAGATTTGTATCAACATTGGTAAGAACTGCATTGGCATTAGTAGTAGTTGCTCCAATAATCGTAGTTGGAGTAGAATTCAGAATTTTAATAAGATACTCTCTCCAAGATGTTGCAGCAATAGTGGTAACACCAAGAAGAGAAACACCACTATTTGCAACAACAGCAATAGTAAGAAGCCCTGAATTAGCACTCCGAATTACTCTACGAAAAGTTGAGCCAGGAAGCAGAAAGTTGATATTTGCTGGCCACGCAAGTTGAACTACTTGCGAAGGCAAGGTACCATAAAGACTATTATCAGGAGGAGAAATCTTATTAATACTCCCAATAAGAGCTTTTACGATATTGTCTGCTGTATCAAGAGTATCAGTTACAGCAGCAGCGCCACTTCGATCAATATCTTGAGCCACCAATTGTTGAGCAGTAATATTAACACCTGCTGCATTTGCAATAGCAACTGGTTCGAGCTCCATTGTATTAATCAAATCACCAGGATACATTGGTTGCTCGATGGGCCCAATATTACCTGTCAATTGCATTAGCATATATTGGCTCCAAAGTTAAAAAGAAATGTTTGGTGATTTGGTTTAGAATTAATTCAACTGAAATTTCAAAGAGCATTTCTTTTAAGCTCTTCTTCAATCCATTTTTCCCAATCAGCATCACCAGCTCCTTTTGCAAGTTTCTTAGTATTATCTTCTTCAATCTTAACTTCAGGAGCAGTTGCAGTTTTTACAAATTCCTTAATATAAGCTTTAACTGCTGTTGTGATTTGAGTGGGAGTAGCTTTTGGAAATTTCTCTTGGTATCGTTGTCTAGCAGCTTCAATCATTGGAGAAAATGCTGGATTTGACATAAGAGGATCATTTGCAGTCAAATCACTTTCAGTTATAATGTTCTTAACATGACCAGGGACTTTACCTAGAAATCTTCCCTCTGCATTAGTAAGTCCCTGCTCGACAAGACGTTGTGCTACATTAAACATTGTTGCCATACTTTGTCGAAGAGACTTGTTAAGAACACTAAGATGTGCTGCTTGAGCACCTTCTCCGCCTGCTTTAATTGCTGCTGATTCTTCAGGAGTAATACTTTTGGAAAAATCAATCTTGCCAAGAGTTTCAGCTATTTTAGCAGGATCAATTTTGGGGAGGAATGTTTCTGGTTCTTTTGGTTCAGGATGTTCTGGATCAACAGGAGGATTCTCCCATAACTTACTAAAATCCATCATGGGGTCATCACTCGTCGTTACTTTTTTCTTACCAGTTTTTGGATCAATTGCATCTATATTATCTTCTGGAGGAATAACTGTTGATTCAATTGGTTTCCCATCTACACTAGCAGGTTGAGGCTGTTGTTGTTGCTGAACTGGTTGTTTTGCAAAAGGATTCTGAAGAACTGCGCTAGGCATTTTGGTTTCTCCTAAGTTTGGTTAACTAAAGCTGAAGCACGACTTGCAAGATTCTCTTGTTCAAGAGTTCCAGCACTTACATTTCCTGTTGCTTTTAATTCTTTATTTTTAGTAATTGCTGTTTTATGATCTTCAAATAATTCCTGAATAATTGCCATCTTTCCTTCTAATTCTCCTAATTTTAAAAGAAAACTTCTATCAAGATTTGATTCTTCAGGAATAATTGTAGATCCTTTTTCTTTAAATACTCGAGTAAATTTTGTTTGAAGCCAAGCAATTTGTAAAGGAGTAAGAGTTTTTGCTTGTAATTCTTCTTGCTCACTAAATACAAATTCTTGAAATATTGAATCAGGACGCAACTGCATTTGGAGCTCCTGGTTGTTTATTTGGGACTGATTTTGGTGCCTGTGGTTTTTGTGGAGGTTGAGGCATTGGACCAAGTATTTTTGCCATTTGTTCTGGAGTTAATTCTCCATATTTAGCATTTTTAGCAAGTAATCCTGCTGCACCTTCCCAAGCTTGCAATGCTCTTTCATATTGAATTTGTTCAGGAGCTTTTTCGAATTGATCAAGCTTATCAACTCCTTGAACTTTCATAAGATATGAAAACATTGGAGCGGGTTCATATCCTTCCATAATTTTAGGAACTGCTGAAATAGTTTGCATAGCTCCTTGCATAACATCAGTATGAACAAGTCGCTGAACTGGAAGAAGTCCATCTCCAACAACAAATTCTGCTTCAGCTTCACGAAGTTTTACTGGATCAATTTCAACTTGTTTTGCTTCAGTTCTATTATAACGAGTTCCTTGGGGAGTATGTTGAAGATAATTACTCTTTAAGATAACTTGAATTGGTTGAATACAGTATGAATGCCACATAAGAGCTTTAGTTCTTTCTCGATTAGAACCATTAGCCATTGTTTGTGCCCATTCATCTTGAAGTTTATTTCCTTTCTGAAATTGTCCAAGCATTGGACGATTCTGTCCATTAGCTCTCATTGCCCATTCAGCAATTCCATTTGCTTCTTGTAAGAAATATTGAGAATTCTCATCTTTAAATTCTAGCACATGAACTGCTTCCTCAAGTTTCCTACCATAAGCTGTCGGACGAATTGGAATTTTTGCTGAAGGATTTGGAGAGTTAATATGATCTGGGTCCACAAGAAGCGGATTATAAAGCATTCTATCAGTAGTTCTTCTTCTGGCACTATTGAGTTTTGCGGCCCAAAGAGATGATACCATCTCTTGAAATGGTAACTGACTTTCTGCTGGAGACTTTGTTTGATGATCAAGTCCATCAACTTTTGACTGTCCAATAATAATGGGAAGATAATCATGAGAATTTATCATTGGTTGAGCATAAACCATAACTCCATTTACTGAAATAAGTTTCCAAATATCTGGAGTTTGATCCCTTGGAGCAATAATTCCGAATTCAGAAGGCATAAGACGTGCATATAGAGTAACTACTACATAAGTATTTCTATATGCAATATGTTCTTGAGCTTGACCAGTTACCCAAGCTGTCCAATTGAAAGAACCGTCAAGCCATTCCTTATTCTTCATTAAAACTCGTTTATTTATATGAGGAATATAATAAACAACCTCCCAAATTCCAGATTCAAAAGCTTTTTGATCGTTTTTAAGGCGAGAAGTACCAAGATTAGCAAGAAATCTCTTCAATTTCACTCTTGGCATCAATTCAATATAACCAATGAATTCTCCATCTTCATGACATTTATGAATTTGAACTCGTGGATCATAAATTACATTATAAGGATCCAAATTTCTTACTTTATTGCCTTCCCAAATAACTTGTTCAAGAACAACTCCCGAAGTTCCATTCTTTGCTTTATAAAGTCTTTCTTTACACCAATCTACTTCAAGTGGAGCAAAATTATATTTTTCTGCATTCCGAAATGCTTGATTAAATTCCCCAGCCCAACCATAATGAATTTGATCTTCACCAACAAGTGAATTCCACATAAGAGCAATATCTTCTTTAAGTGGATCACTTGCAAATTTGAACATTGGATAATCAGCAGCAAATACATTTGTAAGAAAACCAGTAGTATTTTCAACTGCCTCTTCAATTATTGGAACTTGCATATTCTGGAGTTTAGTAATATCTCCAGAACGATTAGCAATTTCAGCTTTTCCTTGTTCTTCAGTATAATCTCTTTCACGCATATAAGCACGATCAATATCTTCAAATCTATTCCTTAATTGCCAACCTTCATCTCGAATAACTGCTGCTGCTTTTATATAAGAAAGTAATCTCTGTTGAGATTCTTCTTTTATTGTTAATGCAGGAGCAGCAGCTTGCGATACCTGAGCAGCCATTTGTTTTCCTTAAAAGTTACAATTCTCAGAAATAGAACGAGGAGCAACATTCCCAATCATTTGGTATTCTGCTTCATAAACCATTGTCATCAATTCTCCATACTGCTCAACAACTTTCTTCATAAATGTGCAAAGATCGAGACAAGTATCCTGATTATTTTTCTTAAGAGGATTGAATTTAATAATTTCATTGACAACAAGTGAGCGAACATCTGGTTTTACAAGAATCTCAGATTTCTCAAGTTCTTTAAGAGTTGACATGATTTTTGCATTCTTACTCTTGCCTCCAACATTTAGAGGCATAAATTGAAATCCAGAAATCCCATTATCTCTACAGATTTTATCAAACCAGAAAAGAAGTGATGCTTGGTAAGCAACATTTTCAACACAAATTAATCTTGTTCCTGTTTCCATTGCAAGAATCATAGCAACTTTAATAAGTTCAAGCGGAGTATATCTTTTAAGTTTAACTTGTTCAAGAACTGGAATCCCATCATATAATCCCATAAGTCCAACTCCGTTATAATCTGAAGTTGGATTATCAAGTGAGGGATCAACAATTATTGCTCTTCCTTGAGGAAGTTCATCTTCATCAAAAGGAAATTGTGGAATTTTTGTAATATCAATTCCAGCTTTAATTCCTGCATTTTCATCATTTAATACTTCAGCAAGAAATACCTCTGGATGTCCAGCATTGAGATCTTTCTCATATTCAGCAAGAAGTTGTTCAAGTGGTTGAAGTTCTTCCCAAAGACTTACTCCTTCAGTAAGAATTCCACCAACAATAAAACTTAACCAATCTTTATTATTTTTCAATTTTTTAAGAATACTTCCAGGAGTTGCATACATATTAGCAATAAAGATAAATAAACAACCAAAAGGACTCTTTGCTTTCATATGAGTCCCAATCATTTCTTTATAAAGATTTTCTGAAAGTAATTCATTCTCACTTTCAGTTTTTGTTTGATAATCTTCAAAAATCATAACATCAGGACGATCCAAACCAATATTCAATCCACGTACACTTCCTTTGGCCCCGAATCCTGCTAGTATGATTCTCCTACCTCTGAATTTAAATACCTTGCATTGAGCTTGATTTCTCTCCATGTTGATTGTATAATCTCCAAAGAGAGCAAGAATATTCGGCATTGAAAGCATATCACAACTATCTTTAATAATATTAATAGCATGATCTTCATTACTTGAGATAACAAGAATAAATTTCTTAGTTGTAAAAAGAACACAAAAAACAATGAAGATTTTAACAAAAGTTGTCTTAGCAAAAGCTCTTGGAATTCCAATTGCAAGTTGAGAAAAATCTCTTATAAGAAAAACTTTATCCTTTAGAAATTGCCAGAGAGCAACAAACATTGGTGGAAAAAGATAAAGCATATGTTCAGCAAGAACAAGAGCTGAAAGAAAATTAAGATCTTCTCTTGCAGTTTCAACTGCTTCTTGAGGATTAACCTTTATTGTATCAACAAGTTGTTCAATTTCCACGTTTTGGCCAATATTGTTCAGGAATATCAGGAAGTGGAATTACTTGATTAGTATATTTATGAGTAGTATCATTACAATAATTAAGAAGTCCTTTCTCAAGAGTATAATGACATTTTGTGAATTCTACCATTTTTCCATCAACTTCTTTTGAAGAAGTTATTTTAATACTTGGAGAAACTCCAGGAATATTAACTGTACCATTCATAGTCCAGATAATTGGATAATCTCCAAAAACTGGAATTTTATGAATACCTTCACAAGCTGGACAATAATGAATAAGACAACCACCACGAAGTCCCAATTTATTACTTAATTTTTCCATTGAGTTTTTTAAGAATGGATTTTTCTACAACTCGATAAGCTTCCAAATGAGACATTGCAGTCTCTAGAAGTTTTCTAGCTTTTTGTGCTTCTTCACTTTGAAGTCTCTTTACAATTTCCATTTTCTTCTCAATTTTATCAGAGATCAGAGAAGTCATCAATTGGTCGTTGTTTGCCATTCTTTCTTTCTAGTAACTCTGGTTTGGATTGCTCAATAGTAACTCTTTCTCTTCGTTCTTGCAAGAGAGAATCAAGAGATTTTGAATTAAGTGTGACAAGATTTTTACCATTGAGTGATACTACTTCCTGATTTGGATTAACAATGAAAACATTCTTAGCAACTATTGGAATTGCTAAGGATACTGGCGCAATAGCCATTTGATTTGATTCCGCATTCAATGGAACTTTTGGTTGTACTTTCTTTGGAATAGCACTTACAGTTTTAAGAGTTCTAGTTATTTGATCAACATTAGTCATATAACCAGTCATATCTCTTAATCTTTTGGAAAGAAGTTTTTCAACTTCATTGTAATTATCATCAATCTGAATCGCAGCTTCGAAATCCTTTGAAAGCTTCTCTTCAATTTGTTTCTGAAAATCCTCTTCTGCACAAAGTTGAGAAACAAGACTTTCAGAAACTCCACAAGCATTAGCTGCTTGAATTGGAGTACATCCACCACACAAAAACTTAAGAACTCTTCCTGCAACTC